GCCATAAAATGAGGTTAGTCGGTTGAAAAATAGATGCAGTTGAAAGTGTGCCGAGCCGAGCCGAAGCGCCGGTCCTCGTCTGGCTCAATCGTATATTCCACGGACGTCAAATGCAGGTCTTGACACTGACCGCCCAGCGTAACGTCCGCGAGCACCGCCGCCTCGACCGCTGCGCTTCCGGTGTCGAAAAGGTCATCGATCAGGTAGGTGCCGCTTTCGGCGATAAAGTAATCCACGACCAGCTGCAGCTGGCGGTATTGCGTGCGGTTGCTCGGCCCGAGCGTGCGCACCTCGATCTGCTCGCTGACCGCGTAAACGGCTGCGGCCGGAAAGCTGATGCTCGCAATCGTGTTGTTGCGCCCGCGCAGGATGTTCGCGGTCGGAACGACGAGAGCGCCGGTCAAGGCGTTGGCGGTGGCGTTGCGGATGTTTGTGCGGGTGCTCATGCTTCTTTTGGTATGACCATGCCGCCCTTTACTTTTGCGAATCCAAGATTCACGGCGCGGTTGGCGTTGAGTGCTCGGATCTTCGAGAGCGTGACCTTGTATCGAATTTTTAAAGCCGAATCCACTACGCGTTGCAGGTCTGGAATCTTGTTGCCGGTGGTCCGTGCGCTCACGAAAGGATTCTGCCCGAACTGCACTTGCGCGGTTCCGGCCTTTGCCATGTGCCGACGAATCCAAGCTGGCACGCGAACGCCGCACGCCATTGCAGCCGCAGCAAATCCAGCCTTCGCGAGACCGACCTTTTTTTGAGTGTATTTCAGATACGCGTCTGCCGCCTGATTAGAAATCCACATTTGATCCTGCACCTGCCAACGGCCGATTGCGCTGCGCGTGACTTGCTTCGGCCTTCCGCGCTCGTTTCTGTTCGCGTAGTGAAAGGCGCGCATCTGCGCGATGGATGCGCCCGGTTGCCAGAACTTGCGATAAATGCGGATTTTCTTCGAGCCCTCCCAGCCAAGGTTCACGCCCATCGTTTCATTCTGCCCGTCGCGTGGTGGAACTTCCGTTGAGTTTCCGATCTTCTGAAAAAGACCGATGCTTTTTTCTTTGGCCAGTTGTCGGCCTCCGAAGAGGTCGCCCAAAATTGCGTTCTCGCCTTGCTTCCGCGCGTTGGTGCTGAGTCCGCCTGCCTTTGTTTTTGTGATCGTTCCGCCGGTCACGATTGGGATCTGAGTCTGTGCACCTTTTGCCAATTTGTCGCCAGTTGGCGGCGTGATGAGCATGATGGTCCGAGCGACGTATGCGCCCTCCTGCTTAATGACCAGACCGAGATCGACCTTCGCAGCGTCGGCGAGTCTCGCGAGCGCATACTCCAGCTTACTCGTATCTGAAAAGATCGAAATCATATTACCTTTGCGACTCCCAGCTCACATCCCGCGCCCTCGGCGTCCAGCGTCACGCGCTCAACGTAGTAGGTGATTCCAGCCCGGGAAAGCGTCTGCGTCACCTTCGGCGCTGCGCTGACGCTCGTCGTCAAAAGGAAGATCGTAAACTTGCTGTCGTCCCGTCGTTGGTCCTCGAAGTCGGCAAACGCATTGCTCGCCGCTGACCAGACGCCGGTCACCGCCGCGCCCTGATACGTAAACGAAATGCCGGCCTGCTCCAAGATCGCGGAGAAGTCGGAGTTGATCTGCGTCGGTTCGAAGTCTCGGACGGCGGCCATACAATTGCTCGAATCGTCAAACCGCGGGAAAGTGCTGCGCGTGCAGCGCCGGCCGGTTAGCTTTGAGCCACGGCTCGGCGTCTGCCATGCACTTGGCCGCGTCGTTGCCGCAGGTCTGAGAGCCGACGTGGTGGACGTATGCCCTTGAAACGAAGTGCCTGCGCTTCATGTCGGCGCATTGCACGTCGTCGCTGAACCAGTTGATCGGGGGGAAATCGACCCACGCGTCTCGGTGAATCCAAGCGCAAATCGGCGCGATGACCGGCGTCTCGATGATGCTGCGCTCTGACTGGAATCGCAGGAAGTCCAAGCGCCCGGATCCGCAGCGGATGTTCTGTGCCCCGCGTGCGTAGTCGGACCGCGCTGCGACGTAGCCGACGTTATCGCAATGTTCTTTGATCAGTTGCACGTCCGCGAGAAGATCGCGCCACGTCGTCGGCGTGAAGACGATGTCATCGTTGCAGACGACGATCTGGTCGTGCTCCTTGAAAGCGATTGCCGCCGCGTGGTTGTAAGCCTCGCCGAACGTCGCGCCGACGCCGTGGAAATAGTAGGTGCGGACCTCCCGAGGCACGTAGGCCTTCACCGACGCCTTGAGCACGTCGAGGCAGCGTGCGTTGGTCGTGCAGACGACGATGGCCGGCTCGGGAATCATGCCTTTTTTGCTCCCAGAATTTGCTCGATGTTTTCGGCGTCAATCAGCGTGCAGCCGCTCGCCAAGATGCGATCGTCCCAGCCGTGCGGCGCCACCATGCCGTCCTCAGCGTTGACCTGAATCACGCCCAGCTCGGCTGCGCTCGGCTCGCCTACGTCGTGCAGAAATTGCTTCGCCATCCCCATCGTCTCGGCGTCGTCGGCACGCACGAGAAAGCGGTGTTCGATGCGCTCCGGCTGCGCCGCTGTCGAAAGCCACGCGTCGCGGAAGGCGACTGATTTGGTCGAGTTCCCCAGCGTCTTTTGCGTCAGCCTGATCTTCGGTGCGGTGTGCTTGTGAAACACGAGCTGCAACGCCGCAGCGTCGTCCAGTTGGCCGGCGAGACGGTAGGCCCGCGCCGCGAGATCGTGCCCGGCCCAGCCATACCACTTGACCTCGTGAGTCCACGGTCGGTCCTTTGCGGTAGGCTCGGGAAGCGCGAGCATCCGCGATGCCCAAAAGCTCGCCCGCTTGCCGTCGTTGCGCTCGAAGCTAAGCAGAATGACCGACGCGATGGCCTCGCGGCACCAAGGGAAAACACCGTGCGCCGACATTGCGAACTGCATTGCCTCGCGCCGAGAAGCGACGAGCCGCGCAAGGTTTAGCCCGACCTCGTAGCGGAAAGAATCGTCAAGGTTCGGGAAGCTCAGCGCGATGCGGCCGAACTGCTCAGCGGCCGTCTTGTTTCCGGCGCAATAATGCTCTTGGTGGACATAAAAATACTGGGTCGCCGACTCCGCTACGCTGCGCCCGAGGATCGCCAAGTTTCGTTTGCGATTGTCCTGCTTGATCGCAATCGGCTGATGATGCCAGACCGGCGTCGCCCAATCGAAATGCCGGTCGTTCGGCAGCAGGAGCAGGTTCTCGTGAACGTCGTGATGCCACACGCGCCCGCTCGCAAATGCGTTGCGCCGCACGATGCGCTCGCGGTGAAGCTTCTTCCCGGTGCCGCGCACGTCGTAAGGACATCGGACCATAAGCACGTCCTCCGATAGCTCCGCGAGCCGGTCTCGAAGCTTCTCGGCGTCCGCAATCACGTCATCGCAGTCGGCCCAAATCAGCCAATCGCCGCACGCCTGCGCAAACGCCTGATTGCGCGCTCGGGCGAACGAATCGACGTGCTTCCATGCCTGCGCCGTGGCGCCGTTCTTATATTCGCTGAACACGAATCCGACCGAATGATGCAAGCACCAGTCGCGCACGATCTGCTCGGTCGCGTCCGGTTCCTGAGAGCCGATGGCGCGAACGAGCGACACCTCGTCAATCACGCCGTCGAAGCTCTCGAGCATCGCGCCGATTTGTGCCGCCTCGTTTCCAGCAATTACGCAGAGGGAAAGTATCATGTTGGTCGTTGTGTGTGCGTCAGGTCTTGCTGATCGCTCGGAGCGGTCAAAACAAAAAGCCCCACGCCGTGAAGCGTGAGGCTGTTTTTCCGAACCTAGTTAAGATTAGGAATACTGCGTGGTGATCAGCTGACCGGCGTTCGCATTGACCACCTTCTCGGCGGTGTATTGCGAGGCGCGGACGATGTTCGACTTGATCGCCTCTTCGCGATAGGTCGATACGCCGATTGCCGGTCCATACTCGGACCAGTTCAGCGTGAAGCCTGCGCCGCCGCCGAAGTAGCCGGCTCCGGCCTGCGTAACCGAGCCGACCCAGATGAAGGTGTTGGCCCACGCATTTGCAGCGGAGAAGGCAACGCCCTCGGGTGCTTGGTCGTAGGAAGCGCGACCGATCAGAACCTCGGCGACGCCGAAGACTTCGGCGGCCGCTTGGGTGCTGGCGTTCAGGATCGTGTCAGTCGAAAGACCGGTGCCGCGAAGGCGGTTCTGGAATTTTGTGCTGGCGCGGATGCGGGTCCAGACCGGGTAAGGAATCACGACCTTGGTGTTCGTGGTCGATTCTCCCTTGGAAAGCAAACGGTCGAGAGCTTCTTGAACGTCAGCGCCGACATCGAAGGTCGCCAGATTGGCGGTCGTGTAGGCGGTGCCCGAGTTGGTCGCCGTGAACGTGCCGCTGTCGAAGATTTTGGCAGCGACGCGAAGCTCGTGCGCGAGCAGAAGTTTGCGCTTGGCGAGTTTGGCGGCGATGACTTCGGCGTCGAAGAAGCGGGCAACGTCGAGGGTGACGGTATCGTCCACTGCCTCTTCGTAACCGTATTCGAGAGCCGTGTAGGTGTCTTGAACGAAGGCGCGGGTGCCACGAGCGTAAGCACTGTATGGCGAACGGGTCTTCATGTCGCTCTTGAGGAGTTGGCCCTCTTTGAGAACGAACGATGGGTATTGGCCGGCGCGCACTGGCACGTCGAGGATTGGCATGACTGCGGTGCCGATCAGTCCGGCCTCGAAGTCTTTTGCCTGCTCAACTACGCCGGCGATGTCGCCACGGAAGATTGCTGCTGAATTGCTATACATGGTAATTTATTTTTTAAGGGTTAGAGATTCTTCGGCAGCATCTCGATGATGGCCGAAGCGTCAGAGGCGGTGGAAAGCGACTTGCCCACGGTGATCGTGCCGGTGATGGCGACGGTGCCGTTTGCAGTCGTGAACAAGGTGTCACCTACGGTGACCGGCCCTGCGAGCAGGGTGGCTTTGACCGTGTTGCCGCCGAGGAACTGAACGGTGACGAGGTCGCCGCTTGCAGCGTCAATCGTAGCCACGCCGTCAGGCAGGGAAGCGGTGGCGGAAAGACCGACGCCGCGGTTGCTGGAAATCGACACGAGGCGGAAGGCGGTGATAGCCGCGTTCGCGACAAACGAGCCGCTGTTTTGGTATGAAGTTGCCATTGTAGTTGGGTATTAGAGTTTGACGAGTTCGCCGCCTTGAACGCGCGCGCGATACGCAGCGTAAAGGTCAGCATGGTTTTTGATCGCGAAGGTGATGGCCGAGGATTTGTCGCCCTTGAGCTCGGTGGCTTTGGCTGCGACTACGTCCTCGAACTTCTGGACCTGCACGACTGGTTTGACTGCTTCAGCCGAGGCAATCGGGGCGGCTGGCGCACCGAAGCTCTTGGCAAATTCTTTGACGGCAGCGAGCGCCGCGGTGTTGGCAGCGAGTTGCACGACTTCGTTTTGCGCGCTCATCATAGCGGGCTTGTCTTCTTTCGGAGCGAGAGCGCTTTCGAGCTTCGCGATCTTATCATTCATGCCCATCATGGCAGATTGAATCATGCCTTCGATGGCTTTCTTCATTTCGTCGTTCATAGGAATTTCGATTTTGATTTCTGCGTTCGGATACTCGCCGTCGTCGCTCTCAAATTGTTTGAGTTTGCGCGCGAAAAATCCGTTCGGGTTCGCAGCGGGTTCGCTGACGAGGTCCACCGAGTAGATTTCCGAGCACCGTTGCAAAGTCGTGAGCTTGTCGGACGATTTCTCCGACGGACCCGAGAACGCAATCGAGAGCCCGAACGTGTCGGGAATTCTCTCGGCGATCTCCAAAATGTAAGCGCGATGCGGCGAGGTTTGCAGAAGGTGCAAATCCCCGAGCAGCTTTTCGCCGCTGATTCGCAGCGCGTCGATGTAGCCGACGATGTCGCCGGCTCCGCCGCTGTGGTTCAGCTTCACCTTGAGCCCGCCCGCGTATTGCTGGGCGGCCGTCTTCACCTGCTCCAGCGTCTTGTCGTCAATCATGACGCCGTGACCCAGCGCCGGTCCTTTGGTGATCAGCGAGACGCCGCGAATGATACCGGCTTCGGCATCGATGACGCCGGCGGAGGCTGCGAATGTAATGACGGGTTCCATCGCCTAAGCGATGGCCGTCAAAACCAATCAGCGCTTTGGCTTCTTTTTCCTGACCTTTGCAACGACCACGGCAGGCTTTTTGCCTTTCGCGCCGATCCACGGAGCGACGGCAAAGACCATTCCAAGCCCGGCCGCGACGCTTGCGAACCGTTCAAAAGTAAGCAGCGCCCGGTCTGCGGCCTCCTTGTGCGTGCGCGAAATCGTCAGCTCTTCGTGCAGAGCCTTGTTGATCAGCGCAGTCATCGGCTCGATGACCGCGTAAAGTTCGGCAGTCATGGCCGGCGAGTTGAGCGTTTCAATTTGCCCGGCGTCGCAGGCTGACCGCGCTTTTTTGAGGTAGGCTGCAACAAGTTTGTGCTGCGCCACGAGTTCTGCCGGGTTGCCGAATTCTCCAAGCAATCGCTCCGCCTCGGCTTGGAGCTTCGCCAGCGAGTCGCAAAACTCCTTCGCGTTGATCAGTCCCTTGCTTGCCTTTGCCTGACCGTCCACGATAGCCAGCCCGTAAATGTCGAAAAGCGGACTGAGCACGTTGCTCGTCATCTCGAATTCTTTGTCACTCGCCGCGATGTGCTTCGAGACCGATTTTACCGTGACCACTCCTACGCCTGCGAAACAGATGACGGTCGCGGCGAGCGCCGCCGTGATGACCTTCGGGTTCATTATTTCTTGAGCAGCTTCGTCGGGTTCTTGGAATACTTTTTTGCGAGCGTAGTCAGCCCGTCGATAATCTCAGGCGCGAGCAGCCCGGCGACGCCGTAGGTGATCGCCTTCACAAGTGAGCTGACTTCGATTTGCTCAACGATGAACCATGCGAGCGTCGAGACGATGGCCGCCATGATGACGCGCCGCACGCTGTCCCAGATCGTCCCTTGGATCGGGTTGGCCAGTAGGCGCGCAACCATGCCGGCGCCTCCGATGACCGCAGTCAGCCAGCCGGTCTCTTTCCAGAGCCTAGCGACTTCCATGAGGTCTTTGTGGTCGTTCATTTTTTTCGCATCTCCATGATTTTTTCAAGCGTGCGCCCGCCAAAGTAGAACGACATAATCAACATGCCCCACTGCCCGAGCAGCGAGACGTAGCTCTCATTCGCGTTGTGGCCGAACGCCGACATCATCGCAAAGGTGAAGTAGCCGACGAGGATCGCGCCAAGCGTCATGGGTCTGATATTCTTCGAGAGCCACGAGTCGCTCGCCATGTCCGCCTTGAGCCGGTCGGTGAGGTTGCTCTGCTCGGTCTTGTAGGCCTCAAGGTCGGCGTTCATCTTCGCCAGCTCGCCGTTCTGCGCCAGCTGCGCGAGTTCCAGCTGCGCCTTGGCCTTCGCTTCCGGGTCCGGAATCAGTTTGTCGATCAGCTTCGTGCCAATCCCGAGAACTTCAGCGAGTGGGAACATGGGTTATACCCTCTTCGGATTCGTCAAACGCCGGAACAGGAAGTAAGGAAGCCAAATCCATTTCGGCACTTTGGTTATTTTCAAATTAGTATTTCGAACGAACGGCACTTCGGCGTCCCAGACTTTGACGCGAATCGGCGAGCCGTCCGGTGAAGTGCAGTCGAGAATTGAAACGTTCTGCGTCGGAGCCCGGCCCAACTCCCAATAATTGTCATACTGCCCCAGCTCAATCGTGCCACTCACGACCGAGCCGTAAAGCGTCAGACCGTTGATCGCGCCCTTGATCGTAACCGAGCCGTGAACCGTGCAGTTCTGCACGGTGTAATTGGAGCCGCGCACGCAATCAATGGAGTCCTCGCGGCTGGCTGGAATCGTCAGCCCGCTAATCGTGAGCCCGGTGCAGTTCGAGCACTTCACCAAGTCGTCGTAGTTCTCAGGATCAAGCGGAGCCTGCCACTCGGCTGAGTCAACCGTGAGTCCATTGTCCTTCGGCCCAACGTAGCTGCGCCAATTCGTGTCCGCCGTCCCGCTCATTCGACCTTCGTTTCCTTTGGCTTTAGAGCCTCGGCGATCTGTTCCGCGCACTTGCGTAGCAAATCGTGGTCGTCGGCCTTTAATGGAGCTAGGCGAGCGGCTGCGTAGAGGTTCTGGAGTGCTTGTTCGTTAGTCATGTTATTTGGATTCAAGTGAGGCAACGCGGGCGCGGAGCGACTTGAGTTCTGCGACAAGAATTGGAATAAGTGCCGAGTCACTGCGCTGCCACTGTTTCGTGATGGTTTCTGGGTCTTCGTCGCCTACGCTCACCGCTCCGATGTGGGCAAAGATTGGGTCGGCGGCGTGTTGTTCTTGAGCAACAAACCCAACGACGTTTTTGCCGTTCTCGTCGCTGTTCTTCCAGTCGAACACGCGAGGTTTGAGGCTGTCGATTAGGCGGCCAGAATCCGTAAAGTCCCGGAGGTTTTCTTTGAGGCGACCGTCCGAGGTGGTGTTGTAAACAACTGCATCGGTGGTCGTGACGCGGGTGATGGAGCCGATTGCTACGCCGCTTGCTTTGCGGAAAACTCCAAAGAAGACTCCGCTTGTGTCGGTGCTATCGGCTAGGTCTAGCCCGTTTCGTGTGGTGCCGCTAAAGGTGGATTCAAACGCGGAGTTGCCGTTTGCCGAGTCGCTGAATGCAACCACATTTCCCGTCGCCGACAACGCTCCGGTCACGGCGAGGCCGCTTGTCCCATCAACTTGCAAAACCGTAGTCCAGCTCGCGCTGTTCACCCGGCCTTGGAGTTTCCAGCGAGAAAATCCTGCACCAGAGTCGTCGTCAATAGCTCGGTGCCCATAGCCTAAGCCGGATGGAGAGGCAAACCACTCTACACCTGCCAATGATCGCGAAACATCGAATTGCAGTCCCGAGCTGCCGTTCACCGTGCCGCCAATTTTAACCAGTGAGTCGCTCGACAACGCCCCGGTCACGGCTAGGCCGGTGGAACTTAGCCGCATCTGCATTGCGCCTCCCGCGTTGGCGGAAAAGGCAAGTCCGCTTGGGCCGCGAATGATGGTGTCGTAAGCCGTGCAGCCAACAATCAAGTTGTTGGTAGCATTCCCTTCAGCTCCAAAAAAACTGTCGCCTCCGGTGTTTGAAAATCGCGCAACAGAAGAACCAGTCGTTGCTCCAGAAACACGAATCGGGATCGTGCCGCCAGACGTGTTAAGAATGTTTCCACCGCTTGCAGTGATGTCTCCCGTCGCGCTCAACGCCCCGGTCACGGCGACCGAACTAGCGAGGAGGGAAATCGGATTTGCCCCAGCGTTAATCTGCAACCCGGTAGCCGTCTCCGTTGTGACGAAATACGTTCGGCTGTTCGTCGTGTCGCGGAGCGTGAAACCTTGGCCTGCTGCGCCGCTAAAGCCCACGTTCAGACCCTGTGCGCCTGCGGTGCCTTGATACAACGTCGTAAACGCGCCCGTGGATGCAGTGCCAGAACCGATGGCCGTGCCGTCGATCGTGCCGGCGTTGATGTCCGCCGTGTCCGCCACGAGCGAGTCAATGTTGGCCGTGCCGTCGATGTGTAGGTCGCGCCACTCATGCCCTGTTCTTCCAAGGTCGTACTGGTTGTCAGTTGCTGGGTCGATGGAGCTCGCCACGCGAGCGTTGAAGACAACCGTGTCCGAGTTGCTGGAGCCGAGGGTCGTGTTGTCGTTTACCGTTAACGCCGTTGCCGTCAGACTCGTAATGGTGCCAAGCGATGTCAGCGAGGACGCCGTAACGCCAGCCGCGAGGGTTGCGCCCGTCAGGGTTCCAGCCGCTGCGGTGACCGTAATATCAGCCGAACCGTTGAAGCTCACGCCGTTGATGTTGCGCGCGGTCTGCAAGATCGTCGCGGTCCCAGCATTGCCCGTAATCGTCGTCTGATCGCCGGTGTTGCTGCCGCTGACCGACGCCGTGCCGGTGACTGAAAGCGCTGGCGTGCTCGTGCCCGTGAGGGTGACGCCGTTTAGAGAGGTGGCGGTCGCCGCGCCGAGAGTCGGCGTCACGAGGGTTGGACTGGATGCAAACACCAGCGCACCACTTCCCGTTTCGTCGCTGACCGCCGCCGCGAGATTCGCGCTCGATGGCGTCCCGAGGAACGTCGCAATGCCCGAGCCGAGACTCGTCAGCCCGGTGCCGCCGTTGGCCACTGCGACCGGCGAGGTCAGCGAAAAGACCGAGCCGGTGAGCGTCAGCCCGGTGCCGGCGGTGAACGTGCCTGCGCCCGAGAACTGCGACCACGGCAGAGCGGTCGTGCCGAGCGTGCCGCCTGCGTTCGCTGTGCAAACGAAACCGCAATCGGCGTTCGTCGTGCCCTGCTCGATAAACGTGAAAGCCGAGGTCAGAGCGTCCCACGTGTTCGCGTCGGTCGTGCGCGTCCACGATCCCGAGGCGCAGAGATAGATGCCGTTGTTCTGGCTCATCGTCTGATTCTTCACCAGCACGCGATTGCCCGCGACGATGCTCACGCCGTCGATTGTCTGCGCTCCGCTCAGCGTAATGTCCGCCGTCGTGGCTGCGACGCATGAAGCTTTTGCGTCGAGTCCTTGCGCGACGGTGTCCACGTAAAGCTTGTTCGCGATGTCGGTTGAACCGCTCGGAGCGTTGGCAACGGTGCCGGCCGTCGCGGTGAGGCTCGCAATCGTGCCGAGCGAGGTCAGCGACGAGGCGGTGACGCCGGCTGCGAGCGTGTTGCCCGAGAGCGTTCCGGCCGGCGCAATGACCGCAGCCGTCGTGATTGAAGTCGTCAGGCCTTTGGCGTTGATCGTGACGATTGGAATCGCGGTTGAGCTGCCGGTTGAGCCCGGCGTCGCAACGGTCGCAAGCGTGCCCGCCGCCGTGACGTTGCCGGTGCCGTCGAAGGTCGGCGAGGTATAGGCGAGATCGCCAGTGATAGAAATCGTGCGCCCGGTAGCCAACGCCGTAGCCGTGGCCGCGTTGCCGGTCGTGCTGCCGGAAGATCCGCTGACGTTGCCGGTAAGATTCGCTGTGATCGTGCCGGCGGTGAAGTTGCCGCTGGCGTCGCGTGCGACGATTGCCGAGGCGGTGTTTGACGAGGTCGCAGTCGTTGCCGAGTTGCTGACTTTGCCCGCCGTGCTGATCGTCGAGAGCTTTGTGTCTGCGATGGCTGCGCTTGCGTTGATGTCCGCGTCAACGATGACGCCCGCCGCGATGCTCGTCGCGTTGCCGACGCTCGTCACGTCGCCGGTTAGGTTCGCGTTTGTGGTCACGTTGCCCGCGGTCAGGCCTGCTGCGGTGCCGGTGATGTTCGTGCCGACGAGTGCGGTCGGCGTCCCCAGCGCCGGAGCAATCATGGTCTTGTTGCTTAGCGTGTCCGTGGTCGCACGTCCGACCAGAGTGTCGGTCGCGTCGGGAAGAGTGACGACGCGGCCAGCTGTCGAAACGGCGTCAATCAAAGTCACCGCGCTTGCTGCGCTGGACGAACTGCGGAAGCGGATTCCCTTGTTGAAATCCGTGCCGTCGCTGATCGTGAAAAGTCCGCTGCCCTTCGGCTGCAAATGCACGCCGATGTTCGCGCTCGCGCCCTCGGCCAGAACGTGCAGCGGGTTGCCGACGCCTGTCCCGTTCTTAATCTCAATGTAATCCGTCGCGCTCGCCACGTCGGTCAGGCGCAGGATGTCGTGACCGCCACCGACGATTCCGACCGTGTCTGCGGCCGGGCGATACATGCCGGTGTTAGTGTCGCTGACGAAGAACAGCGACGGCGCCGCCTCGGTCCCGTCCGTAAGCTCGATCTGTCCCTCGGTGCCAATAATCGTGATTTGAGTCGGCGTCTCGGTGATCGTGATATTCGCGCCGGCGACGAGGTTCTTGGGAACGTAGTTCGGCCCTTCACTGCCGAGGATTTGCCCGCTGCTTGGGATCGGCAAAAGGTCGGTGATCGAAGTCACTCCGCCGCCGCCTCCACTGTTTCCGCGTGCCGCGTTCAGCGTCCAGTCCGCCGCGCTGCGGCTCGGCCGCTCGCGGTTGCCGTCGATATTCGACACGAATGAATCGCCGTTGAACGTCACGAGGTCGAGGCGCTGATAGCTCTCGTCGGGCGACCACTTACCGCGTGGGTTCAGTCCCTTCGGCTCGGCAAATTCCTTCCGCAGTTGATCGATCTCGCCGGCACGCGGAAAGCGCGAGAGCTCGTCGGTGACGATGCTCTTCACTGCGCTTGGCAAAGCCGACGCCGCTTCTGCGATCCGTGCCTCGGCCTGCGCCAACAAGGTCGCGTTCTGCTCGCGCTCGGCCATAAGCACCGAGTAGCGCGCCGCCGTCGTGACTTCCAGAGCCTTCCCGAGTTCGTCAACCTTCGCCGTTAGAGCCGCGCTGGATTGCGCGTGCGCGTCCTGTGCGCGGGCGATAACGAGCTGCTCCAGCTCGCTGCGGATCGCCGGCTCGATCTCTTCGAGGTTGCGCTCGATCTCCGACGAAAGGTGATCGCGCAACTGCGGCAGAGAATCAACGAGCTTCTTCAGCTCGGCGCGCTGGATGATGGCCAACTCAACAAGATTATCGATTTCGGTCTGGGTGTGGATCATGGGAATTATTTTTTGCGCTTCGGTTTGCTCAGCTCGATGATGCTCTGGTCACCGGTGACGCTCTGCTTCGTCTCTTGAATCGTGTTCATCTGCTTCGCCCGGTATTTCTGCACCGCGTCCAGCCAGTCCTCGGCTGCGAGTGGCGTGTTGCGTGCGAACTGATGCTGCACTTCTGCGGCCGCAACCGAGAGGTCTTTTTTCTCCGCCTGCTTGTTCAGCCGCTCGACGATGGCCGTGGACCACGCATAGCCCTCGTCTCCCCCCCAGCCATACCACGCTTGGTATCCCTTGCCTTGCTCGTCCCACGTCTCGCCCTGCTTGTCGATTTCGTGCCGGTCAAAAAATGCTTTCATCCGGCGAACGGTGTCCTCGGACATCGGCCGCTTGTTGATCAAATCACGCGCCCGGGCGATTCCGACGCTCGTCATGCCGCGCTGTGACATCGGTTTCTTCTCGCGGATCTCAAGTGCGCGCCGTGCGTTGTCCGCCATCGCGTCGGTCGGAATATAGGAGCCGTCGGCGAAGTTGATCGTGACGAGATTTGAGTCGTTCTGGATCTGCTCGACCGGCTCGATTGCGGCCGGCGCCGCTGCGACGCTCGCCGCCTGCGCCTCGGCTGCGCTTGCGCCCACCGCGTCGCCCGCTGCGGCTGCGGCCGCTGGCGTGCTCGGGAGCGAGGTCGTGGTAAGGCGAATCGCCGTCTCCGGCACGCCGTATTTCACCGCGAGTTCCTTCACGAAGCCCGCTTCGATTGCGATTTGCTCCAGCCGCGAGAAAGCGTCCGTGCCTTCCTCGGCTGCGATCTCTTGAAGCGACTTCGCGCCTTGCCGATTTTCGTTCATGTTCGCGGCGCTCTCGCGGCCGACATCGATGCTGAGCTTCGCCGGAAAGCGCCACTCGCCCTTGGTCGCCCGGCGCAGAGCCTGAACCATTGTCTCGCCCGCGAGCAGCGGAGGCGGTGCGATCTCGCCGCGTGCGATGGCGTCGAGGATGACGGCGTCTTTGATCGGATCGAGAACCTTGTCGGTGAGCACGCCCTGCTTGTTCGTGAACACTCGATCAGCCGCCGCGAATTCTGCGCGGACGCTCGGCCCTTTGTAGTCCTGCGTGCCGAACAGCACGCCCTCAGGAACGCCGACGCCCAGCGCGATCTCGTGCATAAGGTGCTGCACGAATCCGGTGAACGCCTGCGATGGACGCGACGGCATGACTTCCACGCGGTCCGAGTTCTGGAAATATCGAATCATGCCGACTTCGGTCAGCTCGTTCTTTTGCGTCTGACCGCTCGGCAATCCCATCGTGGGATTCGGCTGGAAAAGGTTGCGCGGGTTCGCGACGCCTCGGTCGTTGAAGATCAGCGCCGCCTGCTGCGAAGAAAAGCGCACGCCGGCCTTTTCGGCCTGCAAGATTTCGTGCAGCATCCGCGCCGTCTGAATCGCGCTGTGCAGGTCGGTGACGCCCCGATATTGGTCCACGCGGAACGGGTCGAAGTAGTGGCAAAACTGATTCGCAGGGATGTCCTCGGCTCCGAAATAAACGCCGTCACGCGTGACTCGGAAAATGCGGTAAGCGACCGGCTGGCCGAAGTCGTTCGTAATAATCCCTTGAAAGTAATTGTTCGAGGCGACGGCCGTCTCGTTCGGGTTGCCGATGCGCGTCGCTGGCACAAGTTGCAGTTTCAAACCCTCGCCGCTGCGCCGGATGACGAATCCGCAGTCACCGTCAATCGGACGTTCTTCGGCCGCGAGCTGCACGAGCTTCTTGAAGCTGTGCCGGTTCGTGACGTCGCAGTTTTTGCACCACGCGTGGAAATAGTCCGAGACGATCTGGTTGTAATCGCGGTCGCCGGTCGTCGGCGAGTATTCATGCGGCGTGAGGTAAAGCCCGAACTTTCGCGAGATTTCCCGAGCCTCGGGAAAATTGTCTACCAAGTCCCGCGCCTCATACATCATCACCACCCGGTCGCGCTGATTCTGCGAACTCTCGGCCGGCTGCGTGTATTGTTTCGGCGAATACATCCGATTTGTCCGCGCCGCGTTGTATTCAAAAAGTGACTTCTGCACGCGAGCTTCGAGGCGACGCAACGCCCATGTCGGCGCGATGTTTTCCAGCGCACGATCAATCCACGGTTTACTTGTGACCAGTTTTGACGCGTCGAAGAAATCGGTGCTCATGTGATTAGTTGCCGGTGAAGCTGACGAATGTCGTATCCGTTGACGATCCGGCCGCGTCGGTCAATGCGTCCTGCAAGTTGCCAAGCATGTTGTTGAGCGCGTTCAGGTCTGCTCGGCTCACGCTCTTCCCGTTCAGGCTGTAACTCTGGTTGAGCAGCACCGCCTGAATCGCGTCAATGGTCTTGGTCTTGAGCGCCGTCAGCGTCGCGGTGTCCAGTCCGAGAAATGGGTTGTCGAGCATACCAAGGCTCGAAACGTCAAACCTGACTAGTCCTTGGGCGGCGCGTAGCGAATCACGTTCGCAATCGTGGCCATGCAAAGCAGCATCGCCGAGGTGTCGAGACCGTGATTCGGCGCGTTGCTCTTCACCTCACGCCACTCCCAGACGCCGGTGCGAATCTCGACCTTCGACTCGCCTTTGAGGTGTTCGAGGTAGAGCGGATTCACGTCCTTCGGCAAAAGCCATTTCAAATCGCCCTTGGCTTCCAGCGCGTTCGCGAGCAGGTCCTTGAAATAGTCGCCGGACCAATCGTAATAAAACACATCGCCGCCTCGGTAGTCGCTCACTCGTGGTTCGCTGAACGGGAAGTTGATGAGCTTGTCGCTGCCCTCGTCGCGCATCGTCCACGTCTTGCGAGCGTGTCCGCGCATCCCGCGCCAGCCGAAGTCCGCGCAATCCCGATCAACGTCGGCCGGCCGGTAGCCGCGATCTTGGGCAACGCATGAGTCCTGCACCTTGTAGCGGTGCTGAATCTGTCGCAGTTGGTCCCGCGTCTCGACGCGCCCGAAATAGAGCTGCCGGTAGGTCGGACCGGTCGCCGAGCTGAAAGCGCCGATCTCGACCCACCAGTGGTCCTGCTGGCGGTCTATTGCCATGAAGCGAATCACCTCGCCGTCAATCGCCTCGCCGTTGCTGAACTGAGCGACGCTGTAATCGGACGCCTGCACGAACAAATTGACCACCTTCTTCTCGACAATCCACGGCCGCGCCTCGCGCTTCGTGCGAAACTCGATCTTCATTTTGTCGTCACCCTGACGCACGAAATGGTTGTCCGCCTCGCAGAATTCTTCGACGAGTAGCCGCATCGGCCGGCTGACGAGCGACTCGACGCGGAAGCTCTGAATCTCCGCCGGCGCCGCCGGGTTCAGCGAAACGAACCGCCCGGCCCGCTTCCAGCCGGTCCGAGTCGTGTCGGTGTCCGGTGACTCGTGGCCGCAATGTGGGCAACGAAAGCGGCATGACTCGACGGCTCGCGCAACGTCCCACGTCTCGTCATCGCGCCGCGCCGCGGCATCCCAGACCACGCCGCCTCGCAGTCCGGTTTCTTCGTTCTTGTCCAGCGCGAACGCGAGCGGGTGAACCTTGTGGCACGCCGGACACTCGGTGCTCCACTCCTGCTGAGTGCCTTGGCGGAAGCTCGTGTCCTCCACGTTGCCGGTCTCCAGGTCCATGATCGGCGCTTGGCTCGTGTTGTAAATCTTCGAGCGCCCGACCTCCTCGAAGCGCGAGACGCGGGCGACGGCGTGACCGTAAACCTCCTGCCACTTCGGAAGCCAAATTTCGTCATTTATTTTGTAGCGGATGGACTGCGACTGCTGGCTCGAAAGGTTCGCCGGGTTGAGCAAAAAGAAGAATCCGCCGAAATAAATCTCGGTAGTCGTCCGGTGCGGTCCGACTCGCGGAAGCATCGCCGCCACTGGCTTGCAGCTCTCGAAGATCGGGTTGAGCCGTGACTTTGCGTGCCGGTCAATCATTTCGTCGGTCTGCATCGTCCACGAGATTGGCCCGGCGTCGTTGCAAATCAGCCACGGCACCCAGATGTCCGCGACGAGCGTGCCGCCGATTTGCACGGCCTTGCGGAAGTGAACGCGGCGCACCAGCGGGTTTTGCAACGCGTCGAAGATCGGAATCAGCCACGGCGAAATGCGGACGTTGAACGGCCCCGGCGTTGCGTAGCTCTCGGGCAAAATAATGTGCTTCCGCGCCCACTCGTAAATCGGCGAGCGGTCGGGCTGCGGAAGTCGCAGGGTAGTGAGGAGTTCGTCGGAGGCGGTCACGTGTGAACAATCTTCGGACAATCCCTCCGAGCCTCGCAGAGCCGGAGCACGTCATCCTCGCTGATTCGGTGATGCTGCACGCCGCATCCCCCGGCGAGGTTCTCCGCGCTTTGCCGGTCGCGACGATCCCGCGTCCGGCGAATGACCGCAAACGACGGATCGGCGTTCGCCCAGTGCGTGCCGGCGAACCAAAAGGAATGATCAAACGTCCCGCCGCTCTGCCGATGATTGCCGAGGTCGAGGCGAATACCGTGACCGGATCGAATCACGATCGGCTTCTGGTAGCCGCGATTTTCGAGCGAGCGGTAGTCTGGATCGCCGTGCGTGCGCTGCGGCACCGGCTGACGATCAAGATCAAGGTCGGTCTCGGAGTGGTGGCGGAACACGTTTCGCATCCGAGCTTCAACCGCCGTGACGTGACTCGGAACGCTCGCAAGGTAGCTCTGCGGCCTAGCGTTGTTCCACGGCCAGATGAACTCGTCGGCGTCCACGACAATCTTCCAGTCGAACGACGTTGGTTCGGCGAGCAAAGCGTTGACCTTGTCGGCCTTGATGCGGTCGTCCATGCCGGCTGGAAACTCGAAGTCCATCACGCTGACGTTGTCCGCCGCTTCGAGCACTTCCCGCGTGCGGTCCGTTGACCGCGAGACGACGGCGAGGATCTCGTCGGCCCATGCGTAGTGCTGCACGAATAGGCGCGAGAGAGTTTCCTCGTTGTAGAAAAAGCAGATGACTTGGACGCGCATCGGTCAAATTTGCTTCTTTGGCCGTCCGCCCTTGGCTCCGTTTGCCCGACGTGCGGCCTGCAACGCTGGCGACTTCGACAAGCCGCCGTTGCGTCCTGTAGGAGCGCAGCGCGGCAGAACGTAGTCACGCACGCGGCGCAGTTGATAGAACGCGCAGGACAAAGCCTCTGGGCTGTCCGGTTCGTCGTATGCCGCGCACACCTCGGCGATGGCGCGGCGGATGGTTTCAAGGTCGGCGTTGGTCATCGAAGTTGATGGTAATCCCCTTGCCCGCGTTCACGAAAACCTCCGGGCGGTCGGCGTAGATTACGCCCAGCATCTTCTCTAAAGCGCGTGGAGTTTTGATGGCCGAGGTCTTGCCATCTGCCACAATCAAGTAGCGCGGGAACGTGCCACGCTCAGAGGCGGATCGCTCGACGGATTTGATGCCGAGGCTTTCGGCGGTGTGGTAGGCGCTCATGTTAGGCGGAAGGATAGAAAGAGCCGCCGTAGTTGACCGTGCGGTAATCGCCCGCGTGACGAGTTTCGGAGCGCTCAGGAACGTAGCGCCCAAAGCCGCGTTTTTGCAGGGCGATTGCCGAGATGACTTCGCGCATCCCGTCAATTGCGACGTGCTTTCCATTGTCGCCATTGTAGCGATGCCGTGAGAGAATTTCAGTGGCTAATTTTGAGAGCTTCATAGGTTGTGTCGTTGTTGACGCCATAACCAAAACCTAGCGCGTTAGGTTTGTAAAGAACTATTTTCACTCCCTCGACTTGTCCAACGCCTCAGCTTCGAAGGTCGCGATGTTCGCGTTCACCACCTCGCGGATCTCCGACAAGATCACGCCGCCTTCCACGTTCAGCTCCGCGGCGTTCATGCCTACGCCACGCGGTCCCAGCTCAATCGTCAGCTTGAGCCGGAGCAGCAGGTCCAGCTTTTGCCCGAGCGTCACGAGCATTGCCTCGACTACCTCGCGGTCAATCACGTCGCCGGCCTCGCGCTCGTTCTTGCTGCGGGCGAGACGGATTTGCTCGCGCATCAGCTCGGCTTTGAGGTCGGCCAGGTTCTTTGTCGCCGTGTCCCTGCCGATTAAGTGCTCGGCGCAGAACGCCTGCCACGCGGTCAGGTTCTCGCGCTTGCCGTCCTCGTGTTTCTTCGGCGCGTCTGGGAAGCGATTGCGAACGTCGTAAATTCCCTGCCGCGACATCCCCAGCTCCTTCGCCAGCGCACTCAAGTCTTTGACCCAGCCGCCCGTCTGCTCGGATTGAAACTCGTTGAGCGCCTTCCGCTCCGAGGTCGTCAGCGTCTTGCCGGCCTTGAGCTTGACCGCGATGTTTTGGACGTTGCGGCGGGCGAGGATTTCGCTCGGGCTTTGCTCGGGCTCGGTCATGTCGTCGGCTTATCGAGCACGGCCTTTTTGCCGGTGAGGTTTTCCCAGCGCTGCACGATGACGTCGCAGTAGGC